CCTGCCACTCCCAGTAGAAATTTTGAAAACTACCAGTCTGCTACAGCAATACGCGGGGTTCGACGCCAAGCAACTAACTTAAAGTCAGTTCCTGCCCGCATATTAGCACTGTAGGTTGTTGTATTGAGGGTCGAAAGACCCACCATTGGAAATAAAGTAGTAGCAAATGTTCCCGTGACTGACCACCATAGTCTCGGTACTAATTTGTACTGGTATTTTGCTGCTGCTCGATAAACCCCCCAATTATCAAGAGCTACATTAGTTGTATAATGCATGGTTGGACTCCATAAGGTATTAAAACCAGACAGAGTTTGGTAAATGTCGTTGTAAAAACAACTACTGTTAAAATTTACACTAGGACCAGAAGCAGATACGATTCCATAATCGATCAACCACTCAGTACTCCCCATCATCGCATCGTAAGCTCCACTATAGAAGCCAAAAAACGTCATCGACGTTCTATGGTTACTAGAATTAGACTTATAAGTATTATAAACAGTATAAGTACTTGGAGGAGTAAACACCAGGCTCTGAAAGCCTCCTGTATCAACTACGATATTACTAAACTTTCTCACCAAGTCACTAATATCTCTAACATCTTCACCCCATAACTTCTTCCCAGTATCTAGAGGAATGACCATTGGAAACTCACCATCATTCTCCACACAAGCCACTCCACCTTCCATTTGATAAGTAACCTTTTCACACCAGGGTTCCTTAGTGCCACTGACATTACTAGCCCAAGATCTAGGGTTGGCAAACTGGAAATCATCTTCAGCTGACAAAGTAGTGACAAAATAAATCGAGACACCCGACAAGGGAGTTTGTAATGGAGAATAAACACGAAAGACTAGGAGTCCATTATACCATGGCTGATTATAAGTGAAATGTTTTTCAACCGCCAATCCAGCAGAAGGTGCCATAAAAGGAACTCTAATCGTAGTACAAGAAGAACCAGTAAGATCTATCTTAGTATTCAACAAACGATTAGTAACATCTACACCAGTATAAGAAGTTGCATCAGGAGTCCAAAAGACTTCAAGGACTCCTTTAACATTCATCGAGGAGAACACATGAACTTTATAAACAAGAGTTCCCTTCCAAAATTCAAAAGGATAACACAACCAACCTGGTACTGAAATTCTAGAATTGGCACAGGTTTCTAGCGGGTTAACATAAATACTATCCAACTCAGCACCAACAACATCACTGGTTTGAATAACAGAATATGAAACAACCGTTTCTTTTCGCACCAACTCTGAAAAACTAGTTGGGGACTCAGCACTAGAAGCTTCAGCCACAGATAACTCAACCTCATTACTAGCTTTCAACGTAGTACCAACGGTGATCGGTTGAATATCTAATGAATTGAGAGGAGGTAGAGCATGTTTGATTGCTGACGCATGTTCTGGCTCCATTTGCAAAGTCGGAATTCCAAACACAACATCATCCCCAAGACTCCCATACATCAATAACTGTCCACTAGTGGAACCACCAATGGTGGAACAAATAGGAGCAATAACTCCAATGACAACTTTCCAACAAGGAGGTGGTGAACGCAAATTATAATACTCAAACAAAGAATGAAACGGAACTTCAATAGTTGCTGAAGAAGCCATTGAAGCATCTAAAATTGCATGTTTCATTTGAAACATAGATCCAACATCATCAACAGCATCATAAAGCGGCGTGGTTAATGTTTGAGGAAGTATGCCAACAATTAAAGCTCCTAAACACGATCCAGGAATAAACATCTGAAACGTTAATTTCAATGTTCCTGTAAAAGAGTAATAACCAGAAATTCTTTTAACTACCAAAGCATTTGTAAAATATAATTGGTAGGGATCAACATACGCACCAGTTAAAAGAGAACCATAAACTGTCGCTCCACTAAAGGAATATCTGGCTAATAACACTTGTCGTTTGAAAAAACTCTGTGGAGTATCATTAGGGAAGGATTTTATATCAGGTGAAGATTTACTTGTCACCATCTCAAGTGGAGCTTTAACCTGCAAGCTACCTAAGGTGTTTTCAACAGCACTCACTACGAGTTCATTCACTACAGATGAAGTATTCATTTGATACGAAATTGTCTCGACAGTTTTTAAGTTGACATCGTCGGGTTCAATCAACAACTCACGGGGCCCATTTTCCTCAGGGTCCCAACAAGAAAGAGAATTATCGCGCCATTTAGCTAAAAGGGTTGCATAAGAGTAAACTTTCCAACGCTCTCCAGAATAACCATACTTATGTGCGACACACTTCCACTGTTCCAACATCCAATCATAGAAAGCCTCTCCGTGGAAGAAAGCTTCAACAATCATGTTAGAACCAGTGACAGCAGCAGTATCGTAAGCGCTTAATGCACTTTTTGAATCTCGATACGCCGCCATTCGACTCAAACTCTTTTTCTCAATCGGAACAAACCATAAACCATCCCTAAACACAAAAGACCGCTTGAGGAAAGTTGCAGTTGCCAATGTCTCCCAATCGTGCAAATCACCCTTGGTGGAAGAAGTCAACTCATGTCCAATGCAAGCACATCCTTCTGCGAAGTATTGTTGAGTGAACCAAGGGATTAATTTTGAAACACCTCCAATATTATCATCACCCAATCCTAACCTACTCACAACGACTCTGAAAGGACGAGTTGATAATGGACTACGAAAATAACAATAACGATTAATCAACGAATTTCGAATAGTGTTAAATAACATGGTGATCCAGGATCCAGTAGAAAACAAGTAACTTAACAAAAATAAGTCACCTTTAACACACCTAATAGTATAAATAAATCCCATCGATAACCAATAACTAATCCAAGCTTCTTCATCAGTATATCCAATAATAAGACATAATCTACGAAAAGTATCACAAGCAAAAAGTAACTCATCCGTTCCAGCGCTTGCATCAAAATGTTTAAAATCACTAGCATGATATCCCACTAAATCACCCTTACGCTGGATAAAACTAATCATATCTGCTGAAGAAGAACTAGTAATATCAATTCCAATTGCTGATTCAAAGAATTCCCAATGTTGTCTCATAAAATCCATTACCGGAGCTCCATACTTCTTCATGAGAATATTAAAAGCCAATGGAAAGCTATTAAACACTCTAACTTTTCTTAACAAATTCTTCTGAGAAGAAAGAACTTCATCTTTCAGAGGGTGGTCACTAAAACCTGATACACACCCCCCACTCCTAATTTCATTCATGATGAAATCCATCTCACTCTGAATATCTTTTGTCATAAAACTCACTTCGGAATCAATTTTAACAACAAATGCTTTCTTTGCTTTACGTCGTGGCGGGCCTGCAGAAGTGTTAAAATTTTGTGGACCAATCCTAGTTCCGTCAACGCCAGATATGGCCTCATGATCACTAAGTGGTCGTAGCCCTTTCCCGAAAAGGAGATCAGCTCCATCAAGGTAATCATCACGAGCCTTAACCCAAAGCTTAAGATCAGCACAAGTATTAACACCATCCTTCCAAAATCGGACAAAAGGATCATTCCAAACACCATCTTCTTCAGAACCACTAAAATCAGGAGGTTCCCAATAAGGATAATCTCCAGTGACTTCTCTTTCAAAATTTGCAAAATCATGACGATAAGCAGTCTCAACGAACTTCGTTTTTGGATTTTGCACATGTAGATGAGCTGTCCCTATGAGCGCTGGTCTAAAAGTGGCACTCTGAGAGATTGCTTCCATAATTGAACTTTTACGTTTAAAACTTTCAACTTTTTCTACACCAAACATTTGTAACTGCACAGTCATCTCCCGAACAATAGGAATCTCTAAAGCGGTAATATTCTCTTCATAAATCCGTTGGATCTCTAACATTGAAAAATCTTCAGCATAAGTGTTAAACGACTTAGTCATCAAAATCGGATTTTCCCACTCAATTAATCCGAAATGGATTCCAACCATACAAAACTCAGGACCTACTCGAGCAATCACGGGATATCCACACCAACTATTCTCAGTGTCAGGGAAATCACCCTTCCAAACGGCTCGGGACACTACACGACTGCCAAAACTCTTAGTGGCTTTCAAACTCTTACAAGTCACTAATTTATCTTCAGTTACTAAAAAAGCTTCATCAGTGGTGAAACCGGGAGTATTTGCTTGATAAGTTTGAGACACCTTATCTCGTAACAACATTCCTTTCTGCTTAAGAGGAAAAATTTGAGGAGCATAAATTACGACCATATCACGATCAGGAACTGGCCAAAAACGCTCTTTACAAAAAGGAATTTCTACTCTCGCTCCGCCAATTGATATAAAACTAACAGGATAATCATCATACTCCAACTTAGAGGAAGGATTGAAGAAATCCCCTTTAGGAGTATGGAAAAAAGCATGTTTCACAGTGATAACTAAACCATCTTCCAAGCGAACCCCTTTAACAAATCCATACTTAGTTTGAATTTTGATCAATCGTTGTTGAAGAGCCTCAGCATAGTCCTTAAAACTATAAGTTGTATCCTTAATCAAACCAAAAGGTCTCGCCACGGTAGATGTTTGAATCCACTTCTCATTACTCTCATAAAACTTCTTTTTAACATCATCAACTTGAGTAAGACTACCATCTACACCTTGCAATCTAGGATTTTCAGCCTCGAAAGCCCTAACTACCTTTCTCCCAATTAGAGCTAATAACAACCCAATAAGGATTTTTATTAAATTCAATTTGGGAAAAACTTTTTGAATAGCAATATCAAATTCTTGTTGCATCTTGGTGGCTTCTTTTTTGATAGTTGAGCCCAAATCATACCCAGCTTTTAAAAAAGAAAACGGAGTAGACATAACAATAACAAACATGTGGTATAACATCGAAGATAGTCCAAAGTTGCATTGGGACAACCCAATAGCAAATAAAGGGATAGAAATAGGAGGGTACAACCACAAAAAGATAAGTGCAAAAAAGAACAAAACACCAACTGTTAATAAATCTCGTCTAGTAACAGTTAAATACTTAATTACACTAGGTGCATCAACATCAACAATTGGAGCATCTAAATTCATCATTTGCATCGTTTCAACAGGACAAAAATCCCCTTTCTCATGAGCTTCTAAATCCATGTAACAGGTGGGACAAGTGGGACCGTGTGACCGCAATCTCTCAACAATCTTCACTTGACGCTCATAATGCAAAGTTTCTTCAGATAATAACTGTTGACATAACGCTGTTCTAGTTGTAAAAACTGCTACTTGTTTGTATGGTCTCTCCTGGTCTTGACTATTGGGATCATAACGAGACAAGGTATATAATAACGGATCAACACCTGGGGGAATTGTTGAATAATCAACCATTCCCTTACCATCTTTTCCAGGAGAAAATTCATTCTTAAGCGTAACATCAATACGTACTGGAAAACGTCTCCAAAATGGAGCTGCATAAAGAGAAACATCATGTAAACGGGCGTTCGTAAAATTAGTTGTATAGCCCACAACACGAAACAAAGCAAAATGCTTCCCTTTCTCACTAACATCGGCCTTCTCCATCTGAAAAGGAGCGTTATTAATAATGCTCATAACCAAAGAAGACCAAGTAGGAGCACCCCAAGCTGGTTTAGCTACGGTGGTATCTGCATCATCAAACAA